CCGCTGGGTGGCGCTGGGTGCGCGGTGGCCCGGGGTCGATGGGCGCAGGGGAGGGGGTGAGGTCCGAGCGACATGGGTTCTGGCGACGATGGCACCGCGAACCAAATTTTTATTTTTTCAAAATGACTCCAATGACCCAGTGGGTTCATTACCCCCACAGCTACCGCAAACTCCACCACCGTGATAGCATCCCAGCCACTATGGACCAACAACTCTCTCAGTCCGTAGGCGCAGATGTCACACCACTGCCGGACTGGCTGACTGCCGGTGAACCCAATGCGCCTGCCTTGTCGAAGCCTGCCAAAGCACTCGTACTGCAACAGTTTGAGGCGGTGCTGCCGCGCACCCTTGAACTCATATCGTCGGGGTACACCCTGACCGCAGCGGTCCAAGAACTGCCCATCGACATCGACACGGGTGCGTTTCTGCGCTGGATCAAAAAAGACCCGATGCGCTCGGAGGCGTACAAAGAGGCCAAGGAGATTCGCACTGAGGCGTGGGCCGGGAAGCTGGTGGAGTACGCCGAGGCTGCGGACAGTGCCGAGGATGTCCAGCGGTCGAAGTTGAAGGTGGACACCTTGAAGTGGCTCATGGCCGCAGACAACCGGCGCACCTACGGCGAGACAAAGCAGATCGAACTCGGAGGCACCATCTCGATCACGGCGGCTCTGGCTGCGGCCAACCAGCGGGTGATCGAGGCCGAGGTGATCGAAGCGATTGAACACAAGCCAGAGGACAGTGACTGATGCAGAAGCCCCGCTACACCCCAGAGGAGGAGCAACTGCTGATGACGCAGTTGTGGTCGCCCCAGTTGAAGGACGACCCCGAGGCGTTCGTGCTGTTCGTGTTCCCGTGGGGCCAGCCCCAGACCCCGCTGGAGCGGTTCAAGGGGCCACGCATGTGGCAGAGGCGGGCACTGCGCCGCGTGGCCCAGTTCATCAAGGAGAACAAGGGCAAGCTGGACGAGGGTGAACTGATCGAAGCGTTGCGCCGGGCCGTATCGTCTGGTCGGGGGGTGGGGAAGTCGGCCCTCGTGTCGTGGCTGATCCTCTGGATGCTGACCACCCGGATCGGGTCATCTGTCATCGTGTCGGCCAACAGCGAGAACCAGTTGCGGAAAGTGACATGGGGCGAGTTGACCAAATGGACCACAATGGCGATCAACGCCCACTGGTGGGAACCCACGGCTACAAGTTTGCAGCCCGCACAATGGTTGACTGAACTTGTCGAGCGTGACCTCAAGAAAGGCACCCGGTACTGGGGTGCCGAGGGGAAACTGTGGAGCGAGGAGAACCCAGACGCCTATGCCGGTGTGCACAACATGGACGGCATGATGGTGATCTTCGACGAAGCCAGCGGTATCCCAGACTCGATCTGGTCCGTGGCAGCGGGCTTCTTCACCGAGAACATCCTCGACCGGTACTGGTTCGCGTTCTCCAACGGACGGCGTAACCAAGGGTACTTCTACGAGGCCGTGGACGGTAACAAACGGGACTTCTGGGAGTCCGAGAAGATCGACGCCCGGGACGTTGAAGGCACCGACAAGGCGATCTATCAGCAGATCATCGAGGAATACGGTGAGGACTCCGACGAGGCCCGGGTCGAGGTCTACGGTGACTTTCCCAAAAGCGGCGAGGACCAGTTCATCGGGCCGCACTTGGTCGATGACGCCATGAAGCGTGAGAAGTGGAAGGACACCACCGCTCCCGTGGTGATCGGGGTTGACCCCGCCCGGGGCGGCATGGACAGCACGGTGATCGTGGTGCGCCAAGGGCGCGACATCGTACAGATCAAGCGGTACAAGGGCGAGGACACCATGACCACCGTGGGCCATGTGATTGACGCCATCGAGGAGTTCAAGCCGGTTTTGACCGTCATTGACGAGGGTGGGCTGGGGTATGGCATCCTTGACCGACTGACCGAGCAACGGTATAAAGTACGCGGGGTCAACTTTGGCTGGAAGGCCAAAAACCCGATAATGTGGGGCAACAAACGCGCTGAAATGTGGGGCGCGATGCGGGATTGGTTAAAAACCGCGTCGATTCCAAAGGACCGGCTGCTCAAAGCTGATCTGACCGGACCCATGAAGAAGCCCAACTCCGCAGGGACCATATTCTTGGAAGGCAAGAAGGAAATGAAAGCACGAGGACTCGCTTCGCCAGACGCTGCTGACGCGATTGCCGTGACGTTCGCTTTCCCAATTGCCCACCGTGAGTACAATTCACGCACAGATGCCCGCCGAACACTGAATCAGGCGAGTGTCGCAACCTCTTGGATGGGAGCCTGATCATGCCGCTGAGTAAATCCACCTCGAAAGAGGCGTTCAAAAAGAACATCAAGGCCGAAGTGAAGGCTGGAAAACCGGTCAAACAGGCTGTCGCCATCGCCTATTCCGTCAAGCGCGAAGCCGCGAAAAAGACCCCCGCGAAGTCCAAAAAATGACCATTCAAGCCCTCCAAGACTGCCTGATTGTCCGTCCGGACATGGAAAAACATGAACTTTTCGTGCTTCTGCGCGAAAAGAAAACCGGCACCGGAGTCGTGGTTTCGGCTGGCCCTGACGCTCTGGACGTAAAAGTCGGGGATCGGGTGTTGTTTGGGGACTCAATCGGCCAAGACCTGCGTTGGGAAGGTGAAGACCTCCTCGTGATGCGTGAGGCCCACACCCTTGGAGTATTTGAGAATGCCTGATCCAACCGGTATTGCCGCAGCCGCGAATGTCGCGGTCAACGGCCCTGAGAAAACCAAAGGAACACAGGCCGAGGTGCTGGCAGAAGCCCGCAGCCGCCTGAATATGGCGATCTCAGCCATGTCTGAGTCCCGTGAGGACGAGATCGACGACCTGCGGTTCTACGCCGGTTCACCCGACAACCAGTGGCAGTGGCCCGCCGATGTGCTGCAAACCCGTGGTTCGTTGCAGGGTCAGACCATCAACAGCCGCCCGTGCCTGACGATCAACAAGCTGCCGCAGCACGTGCATCAGGTCACAAACGAGCAGCGCATGAACCGCCCGGGCGTCAAGGTCATTCCGGCCAACGACGAAGCCCAAGAGGACATGGCCGAGGTCTACAACGGCGTGATCCGGCACATCGAGTACGTGTCTGACGCCGATGTGGCATATGACACCGCCTGCGAGAACCAAGTGTCCTTTGGCGAGGGTTACATCCGTCTGCTGACCGAGTATTGCGACGAAGGCAGCTTCGATCAGGACATCAAGATCGGACGTATTCGCAACAGTTTCTCGGTCTACATGGACCCGCTGATGCAAGACCCCACGGGCGCAGACGCCCGCTGGTGCTTCGTCACCGAAGACCTGACCAAAGCCGAGTACGAGCGCCTGTATCCGAACTCCGCGCCCATCTCGACCCTGATGTCGCTGGGCGTGGGTGATCAGTCGATCCAGCAGTGGATCAACGAAGACACGGTGCGGATCGCCGAGTATTTCTACTACGAGATCGAGTCGCGCAAGCTGAACCTGTACCCGGGCAACCAGACTGCGTTTGAGGGCACCCCGCCCGACCGCATGCTGCGCTCCCAGTTCGGCAAGCCCCTGCGCCAGCGCGATTCCGAGATCAAGCGCGTCAAGTGGCTCAAGATCAATGGCTACGAGGTGCTGGAGGAACGCGAGTGGGCAGGCAAGTGGATTCCCGTGGTGCGCGTGGTTGGCAACGAGTTCGAGGTCGATGGACGCCTGTACATCAGCGGTCTGGTGCGTAACGCCAAGGACGCGCAGCGCATGTACAACTACTGGGTGTCGCAGGAAGCCGAGATGCTGGCGCTGGCCCCCAAAGCCCCGTTCATCGGCTATGGTGGTCAGTTTGAGGGCTACGAAACCCAATGGAAGACGGCCAACACGAACAACTGGCCCTACCTTGAGGTCAACCCCGATGTGACCGATGGGCAAGGCCAAGTGCTGCCGCTGCCTGCCCGCGCCCAACCCCCGATGGCGTCTTCGGGTCTGTTGCAGGCCAAGGCTGGCGCTGCCGAGGACATCAAGAACACGACCGGCCAGTACAACGCTGCGCTGGGCATGACCAGCAACGAGCGTTCTGGCAAGGCCATTTTGGCCCGTCAGAAAGAAGCCGACACAGGAACTTATCACTATGTGGATAATCTGGCCCGCGCTATTCGCCATGTTGGTCGTCAGTTGGTGGACCTGATCCCCAAAATCTACGACACCGAGCGCATTGCCCGGATCATTGGCGAAGATGGCGAGTCCAGCACCGTCAAGTTCAACCCGATGCAAGCCGAGGCGGTCAAGGAAATCCGCGACCAGAACGGCGGCATCATCGAGAAAATCTACAACCCCGGCGTGGGCAAGTACGATGTCCGCGTGATCACCGGCCCCGGCTACGCCACCAAGCGTCAAGAGGCGCTGGAGAGCATGGCCCAACTGCTGCAAGGCAACCCGGAACTGTGGAAAGCCGCAGGCGACCTGTTCGTCAAGAACATGGACTGGCCCGGTGCCCAAGAACTCGCACAGCGCCTTGCCAAGACCATCGACCCCAAGCTGCTGTCCAACGACGAAGACCCCGCTCTGGCTGCTGCTAACCAGCAAATTCAGGCGATGGGGCAGGAGATGGAGCAGATGCACCAGATGCTCCAGAACGTCAATCAAAGCATGGAAGCCCGCGATCTGGAGATCAAGGAGTTCGAGGCGCAGGTCAAGGCATATCAGGCCGAAACCCAGCGCATCAGCGCCGTGCAGGCCAGCATGTCCCCCGAGCAGATTCAAGACATCGTGATGGGCACCATCCATGCTGCCATCGACACGGGCGACATCATTGGTACGATGCCCCGCATGCCCGAGGAACCTGCCGGTATGGAGGCTCCTGAGCAACCCGGTGGCGCAGAAGCCCCCGAACAAGGAGGGATGCAATGAAAGCCGCTGAATTTGTGGGCACTCTGTTCCTTGCGCGAGACATCGCGCATTCCGTGCATCTCAGCACCCGCAGCTTCGCCAAACACTCGGCTCTGAACACGTTCTACGACGAGATTGTGGACCTTGCCGACAAGTTTGCCGAGGCGTACCAAGGGCGTCATGAACTCATTGGCCCGATCACGATGAAGTCTGCCAAGGGTAATGGCAATATCGTGGGCTTTTTGCAGGAATCGCTGGCCGAGATCGAGGACATGCGATACAAGGTGTGCGACAAGTCCGACACCGCGCTACAAAACATCATCGACGAGATCGTCGGGCTGTACCTCTCGACTTTGTACAAACTGCGGTTTCTGGCATGATCAACCTATCTGGACAACCCGGTGAACTGCGGTTCACCATTGAAATCAAACGGGCAGAAACCGGCAAGGTTGAAACGTATGATCTTGTTGGTTTTTTGGACGAAGACAAGCTAAAGGAGCTTCAAAATGGCAGTGACCCACAGCACAGCAGCCCGGAACGCAGCGACTGACGCCGTTACGGCGTTGATCGGAGCCAGCGGCAAGCTGGTTTTCCGTATTTCCCCCTCTACGGTTGCC